AAATACTTTTCAAGTATTGCGGCAAAAGAAGTTAAAAAGTATGTCGTGGAAAAAGGAACATGGTTCTCCTCTAAGAGTGGACATGTGTCCCTTTCGAACTCATCATGCTTTGAGATGACTCGTTCTTTGGGCGGAAAGCGTAAGTTCGTTCTTCAAGCTTTACAGGGCTGGCTCTTAGAGCAACCGAGTGAGTCCAGACAAATTATCCTACCGACAGGGCAGTCCTTCTTCGAAGAAATAGGAAAGCCTAGGTGGAAAACAGTCCGGCCACCGGATATGGCCCCTGCTGAGAATCCTTTTGATGGCGTCCGTTTCTCTACAGGACTCTTGACGGAAGACTTTGTAGACGGCGAGCAGGAACGAGTTGGTTTCCAACTATTCTGCTGGTCATTCTCATACCTACAAGATCGACATTATATCGATCAAGAAGGACGAGCTACAGGTCGACCTATGCCAATTAGTCGCATTGCAATTCCAGAACCTGGATGCAAAGTGCGAGTCGCAACACGTTCACAAGCGGCGTTCATAATATATGGACAACCGTTTGCTCACGCGTTTAGGGAGCTCTTAGAGCACCACCCAAGCCTCAAAGCCGGACTTAGTTCGGGTTACCAACTTTGGGAATGGCTGAAACCTCAGGGTACAGCACAAATTCCTAAGTATGTAATGGCGGGAGACTTCGACTCAGCTACAGATCATATTGATCACACAGCTGGAAAATTGGCGATGGATATCCTGATCAAGGAGATCGGAGGGGGTGACGGTTATTCCGCTAACTTTGTTAGCTTACTGTTCACTCCCAGGTATTTTGTGGAGAAAGGAGTGATTACCACTACCAACTCCGGATGTCTTATGGGAGAGCCTGGCACAAAAATTGCGCTGACTTTCCTTGCTCTTGTAGCACAATGCTACGTTCGCAAAGGCAAATCCTCAAAATACTTCGCTACGGCGGGTGACGATCAGATCGATGCCGATGACGACCCAACGGTCCTACTGCAATATGCAGAAGCGTCGCAAATTACCACTATGGTACCCTCGATGAAGAAGTGGGGCATATTCAAGCTTAGCTTGGTTTACTGCCAACAACTACTTCAAATTGGGGTTGCGGCGAACGTTGGCGAAATCAGCGTCCCAAAACCTCGTCTCCTTTCAAAGGAGCAAAAAGGTGGTCGGGGCGATCTTGATACAAACCCTGCCTATGGAAAGGCAAGGCAGTTCTCCTCTGAAAGTGCTTGGTGTGAGTTCCCTGACTTAGTCAGAAAGATGTTGTTCTTGTTCCTAAGGAACATGAGACCTTACATCGAATACTCATACCAGCTCTTTCTTCCAAGAGAGTGGGGTGGGTTAGGACTTCCTCTAGGGAAGAACATAACACACCTTTTACCACCGTGGCACCAATCTTTGATTTGTGCACGCGAAGAGGGTTCGCCTAGAGCGGCAGACCTTCTTGGTAGGTGGTCCACTTCTCGGAACTTTAAGAGGGGAATAGTGGAGTTTGATGAAGCTGATTCCGTTTACCTTGAACTGCTGGACTACGCGCCTCAGGCGACGTTGGATCAATTGGACTTGGATGTCTTGCCTACGGCCAGATACCAAGAACGTTTGAAAGCAGCAGCTAGAGAAGGTTGGATCCCTATAAGGGATCTACTCTCTAAGGTCAAGGAATCACAGACGTATTCAAGCATGTGGCAGCTCGATACAGAGGTCGATAGGGGTTTCAAGTCTCTTTCTTGGAGTGAAAGAAACCGAAGAATGGAGGAGTCAGCAAAGTCTTTGACCTTGCCTCCACCAACCCCTACTCTAGGCGATCCAATTTGGAAGCCTGTCGTGCTTGTATTAGCCGAAACACTAGGTTACCTAGTGGTTGGCAATGATGCAGAAGACGGGGAGATACCGGAGTTTCCCCAGGCAACCAGCATACAACCCCTTATAGGGAGTACAGCTGGACCCCGCCTATTTTTGCATTATGATAATAACCGCCTCATCCTCAACGCAATCTCGCGAAAGCGCCACCATGGAGAGCAGCTAGAAGATAGCTCTAAGCGTACTAAATACACTTCCCCTGCGAGCTAGCAGGTTTCAC